TTACCACCAGAACTTAAGGCTGCTGTTGATGAAGCTCTTACCTTTACTAATAAAGAGGCAATTGCTGGTCAATTAAGTTTTAGACAAACTATTATTAGCGGAGTAGAAGCAGATAATAGAGCAATACAAAAATCTGTTGATATAAGAACTGACTTAGTTAGCGGAAAATTTATAGAAAGAAATAAAGAAAATGCAGATGAAATTCAAGATTTTATTCTTGAAGGCGCAGGAATGGGAGAAGAGTTTTTCTTTAGCCAAGAAGCATTTAACCCTAATAATACAGGCGCACTTCTTTTATCAAAATCTATTCAAGCAGGTATAATGCCACCTGCTTTAAAGCAAATGTTTAATGACCTAGCCGAAGGTAGAGTCAGAGGAACCGAAGCAGATTTAAATATTCTTACTTTATACGAACAGTTTTCTAAACAACCTAGAGGACAAAACGCAGTAGTAAATCTTTTTAGTGGCTTGGGAATGGATGAAACATCAACAAGACTTGAGGTTATTTCTAATGTAAGAAAAATTACAGGAGAAAGTATTGGAGATATATCTTTAAGATTAAAACAGGCTTTTGAAGACCCAAATATAATGCAAACAATGGAAACAAATTTTGCTAATCATTTTAAAAATAAAACAAAATCAAAAAGCATAGACGCAAATGATTTTGTAAGGTTTGCTGTTCCTGATGCAATGACAAATCCGCAAGCAATAAGTATGCTTGGATCTTTTGCAAGATATATGGGCGCACTTGGTACAGACACAGATACTATAGAAAGCAATCTTCAAGATTATTATAATGGTATGTTTTCAGATACAGAAGGTTATGTTATAGATGTTGCTTCTGAAAGAGGTGAGAGATCTAGGTATTCTTTTAATCATTTGTTTGCAGATAAAAGAATGAAAGATTTCTTTATTAACAAAGTTAACAATGAGTTAATGAACTTAATGATTGATACATCAACACCAAATGATTCTCGAATAGCTTTAAGATTATCTACAGATGATAGTATAGAGAATAGGGCTTTCTTAATGCCAATGGGTGTGTCTCAAGGTGGTGGTGTAAGATTTATGGCTGTCTATAGAGACAATAATAACTTAGTTCCTGTATTAGATAAAACAGGTTATCCAATAGGCTTTAGCACATCAGAGCCAGATGTTGCTGCATTTGCAAAGTCTATCAATAAAGAAAGCTATATGAAAACTTTAAGCATGGATGAGTTAAATGACATTAGACGTAATAAAATAACTGCTGATGAAATTATTGACAGTACACAATCAGGTCCAGAACAAGGCTATATTGTTCCAGAAGATGCTCAATCCTCACCATACGCAGGAGCAGGAATGAATTAATGGCTGTAAATATTCTATTTCAAGAAGGTCAGTTAGGTGCTCTAAATAACTTTGATGCAAATGAAAAAGACCCTAAGTTCTTTGATGTTGTTGGCGCGCAGTTAGGCTACACATATCAGCCAATTATAAATCAAGCTAGAAATGAAGCGCAGTTTGGCAATGTAGAAACAGATTTTAGTTATGATCCCAGACCAGACATAGAAGGTTATGAACAATATTTTGATACATTAGTTCATGCTAAAAATTCTGAACATATGAGTGTCTTAAAATCTCAGTTGTTTGATCTTGAAGATAACAGGGAGGTAATGGCAAGGGCAGGTTTCTGGACAAACGTAGGGGCAGGTTTTTTTGATCCTGTAAACTTAATAGCTCTACCTTTTGGTGGCGCAACTATTGGTCTTGCAAGATCTGCTGTAAGAGGTGGTGTTGCGGCAGGTACTACTCAGGCTTTTCTCGAAGGCATAAGAGCACCTTATGATCCTACTGGCACGTTTGGAGAGGCTGCATTAAACATTGGGGCAACAACTGTATTTGGTGCATTGTTAAATAGTGCAGTTAGTATTCCCCTAACAAGAAGAGCAGATGCTTTTCGTAAGACAGAGCAATCACATAAAGAGTTTTTAAGAGAGGCAGGTATTACTGAAGAAGTAAATACACTTACTGCAAACGATGTTGTTAATCTTAGACCTCGAGAAGAAAGAATTTACAAAGGTAGAACAGATCAAAACTTAGATGATACTATTGTTGTAGAAGAACAAATTGTATTTGGCTCTACTAAAAGAATAGAAGAAATAGACGAAACTCTTAAAAAAAATATGGATGAGTTAGATGATGAAAAAATAGAAGATCTACTCAGAGAACAAAATGCATTAACTTCTAAAAAATCTGAAGCAGAAATTTCTGTTTCAAATATAAATAGAGAAAGAGCATTAAGAAAAATAGAAGATGCAAAGATTGAAGGAATAGATGATCCATATGATCTTGCTCCTAATTTATTTATAAACAGTCCATTCTTTAAATTTATACCAACGCCTATAAAAAGTGTTCTTCAATCTGATGCTGCTGACTCAGCTAAGAAAGCTATATTGCAACTTACAGGTGATAGCGGATTGCTTCTTGTAATGAATAAGTTTGGTTTGTCTATTGGTCCTTCTGTTTTGCAAAAAGCTAAACTCATGGAAGGTGAATGGGTAACATCTAACAATAGTTTAATTAGACTGTGGTCTGAAAGTCTTGGTATTAAAGACCCTAGTAGACCTCTTGGCATTAATGTAAATGATGCTATTGAACGTGTGGCTAATGTTGCAAGAAAAAGAAGAGGTAAAGAACCTAGCGGTAGATCTTATAGTGAATGGCTTACAGAGGTTAACAACAAAAGAATTAATAAAGTTGATAATTTAACAGATCAAGAAAGACAGGCTGCAAATATTATAGATGATTTCTTTGGTAAGTATGCAGATAGATTAGAAGAGGTTGGACTTCTTGGCACTGAAAAAAGTATTGATGCTAAAGTTAGGCAAAACAAAATAAAGCTAGAAAGAGCTAAAGAAACTTTTGCAAACTTTGAGAAAAATTCAAAAAAGTGGAGAAAAAAATACAAAGCAAACTTTAATAAGATTAACGATAGTTATAGAAATAGAATTGTTAATCTTACGAGAGCAATAGAAGAAGATGAGCTTTCTTTAGAAAATTTTCCACGTGGAATTATGCCCGCTAATGAAGATGTGTTTATGCCTAGATATTGGGACATAGGTAAAATTAAAAAGAACAGAGCTGATTTAGAAAAGATTATTGCAGAATGGTATATGAGGAATCCTACTGTTTATGTAAAAGAAAATGGTAAGTATGTTAAAAAAGAATTAGATGGCAGTGTTAAAGCTGCTGAAGATAGAGCTAAGAAAACTGTAGATAATATCTTAGGTATTAAAGATATAGTTGATCCAGAACAAATAGCTTATGGGTATGGTAAATCAAAACATCTTAGACATAGAGAACTAGATATACCTAACAGTCTTGTTCTTGAGTTTATTCATACTGACCCAATGGCTATAATGAAAGCCTACGCTCATAGAACTGGTGGCATTTATCAGTTTCACAAAATGTATGGCGGTAGGTCTGTTAAAGAGGTTGTTGAAGATACTGAGTTAGAAATGCTTATAGCAGGTAACTCAGCTAAAGATATTAATACATTTAAGAAAAACTTTAAGGGTGCTTATGATAGAATTGCAGGTTCACCTGTTAGAAACTTTGACAGGATAGACTTTCAAGCTGCACAAATAATGAAAGACTTAGCATACATGAACTATATGGGTGCGGCAGGTTTTTCTGCTATACCTGATTTTTCTCGTATTATTATGGAGCATGAACTTGGTGACGTTTTAAAAGGTCTGTTAGATGTTTTTGATAAAAACACTAGGAACTTAAACAGACAAGAACTTGATGGAATAGCTGAAGCTATTGAGATACTCCAAGGCTCTGCTCATTTAAAATTTACAGAGAATATGACAAATAATCCAATGCAATCTTCAGCTTGGGATACTGCTAGAAGTATTTACAATGTTGCTAACCTTCTAGGTCCAGTTACACAAATTTCAAAAGAGTTAGACGGATTAATTCGTGGGCATACTCTTGTTTCTCTTTCTAAAAAATGGACAGCTAAAGAAAAAAATAATTTAATTACACAGCAAGAAGCATCTTATCTAGCTAGATATAATATTACAGAAGAAATAGCTCGAGAGATAGCAGAAGCTCCTGTTCAACATAGTGCAAGAGGTTTGTATATTCCTAATACATCTTCATGGTCTGGTACTGTTAGATTTCCAGATCATACAGCCACAATAGTTACAGGACCTACAAATAAATTTGCAAAAGACGGAAGATATGTTCCTGCATTTTATAATAAAAACTCAAAGAAAATATTTATAGATGAAGATTATATTCGTGGTGAGTATTATGAATCTAGAGTATGGGCAAAAGACTCTACAAAAGTAGAAGGTGTTAAGGGGTTGCCAGAAGGGTTTATAAAATCACCAGATGATCTAGTGCAGTTTGTTAAAATGCATGAAATAATGCACAATAAAAATAGTGCTAAAAGTTTAGGTTTTGACTCTAGAACTAAACAAGGCAAAGCAGACTACGAAAATGCTATTAATAAACTAGCAATAGAAGAAATTAAAAAGCATCCAAGAATAAGTGAAGAAACTACAGAAACATTTAGGTCTGCACTTCAAAGCGGAATACTAAATACTATTATGATGGGTACTCCTGCTGATAAACCACTGATTACAGATGGTGTTGTTTATGTTCCTCACAGAATAGCCAAGGCATTTGGTTATGATGAAGATGATGTTGTTACTGGATATTCCAGAATGGAGTCAGGTATTCTTGGATTACCATTCCAATTCTTTTCGTATGCGTTTGCTGCAATGAATAAAGTAACTGGTGCCTACTCTCAGGGTCAAATTAAGAACAGAGCGGCAGGGGTTATTACTGCAATGGGTCTTGGGTATATGTCTATTGCTATTAAGAGTCAGCTTAGTGACGGTGCTGCAAGGCAGTGGGATGAAATGTCATACTCAGATAGATTTGCTAGATCTTTCGATCAAAGCGGATTAGCTGCTATGTACTCAGATATACTTTATACCTCTATAAATACTAGCATGGCTCTTGGTGGCGGTAATTTTTTAGAAGGTGTTATTGAGCCTAAGTTTCCTCAAGAGCCTAATATGTTAGATGCGTTTACTGGTGTTATGGGTGCAGGTCCAAGCATTGCTGCTGATCTTACAATTAATCCTATAGAAGATTTTTTAAATGGAAATGCAGGAGAGGGTTTAAAAACATTTACCCGTAACTTGCCATTTATGAGGCTTTGGCTTTGGAAGGGTGACATGAACGCAATTACTCTTGGCATGTCTAGGTCTATGTAATTTGTGCGTCCTTTTTTGTGCGTTGATAGAAAATACAAACAGAGTTAATTTGTATTCAAATGAGGGTTTATTATGACAATTAACATTGCAGACAATTCGCCACGTATTTCTTACGCAGTAGCACAAGGTGCAACTCAAACAAGTTTTGCAGTACCATTTGAGTTCTTTGATAATGCAGATCTTAATGTTTTTGTAGATGGTACACTTAAAACAATTACTACTCACTACACTGTTTCGGGTGGTGATGGTTCTACTGGTACAGTAACAACAACTGTTGTCGGTGCAACTGGTGGTTCTACTGTTGTTATTACTCGTGATATTGCTTTAGAAAGAACTACTGACTTTCCTGTTTCCGGTGCATTTAACATTGTAGCTTTGAATACAGAGTTATATAGAATTGTAGGCATTGCTGCTGACCTCGAAGATAAAGCTAGTCGAGCCTTGCAACTTACAGATTTTGATGCTGCTGTGTCACTCGTCCTCCCCGTTGTTGACACTCGTAAAGGTAAGACTCTTGCTTTTAACGCATCAACTGGCGCGGTAGAAGCAGGTCCAAGTATTACGGATGTTCAAACTGTTTCTGCTGCGTCTGCTGATATAGCCTTACTTGCTGATATACAGGACGGAACTACAGCAACTAATGCAATAACTACTGCTGCAAGTAATAATGCAAACATTTCTACAGTTGCAGGAGTATCTGGGAATGTAACAACAGTAGCAGGAATTAGTGCAAACGTAACGACAGTAGCAGGTATAGCATCTAATGTTACTACAGTTGCAGGAGATACAACGCATGTACAAGCATTAGGTCCAATAAGTTCTAATATAACTACAGTTGCAGGAGCAGTTACTAACGTAAACACAGTAGCTACAAATATTGCTAGTGTTAATTCTGTAGCTACAAATATTGCTAGTGTGGTTGCTGTTGCTTCTGATCTTGCTGAAACTGTATCTGAAATAGAAACTGTTGCTAATGATCTTGCTGAATCCACTTCTGAGATTGATACAGTTGCTACTAATATTGCAAACGTAAATGCTGTTGGTAATAACATTGCTAACGTAAATACAGTAGCTTCTAATAATTCTAATATTAATGCTGTTGCTGCTGACGCTACTGACATTGGAACAGTTGCTACAAATATATCTAATGTAAATGCAGTTGGTGGTGTATCAGCAAACGTTACTACTGTAGCAGGAATAGCTTCTGACGTTACTGCTGTTGCAAACATACAAGCTAATATTTCTACTATTGCAGCTTCCGCAGCAACTACTAACATTAATACTGTAGCTACAGATATATCTGGTTCTAATAATATTGGCGCTGTTGCGGCAGCAATTACCAATGTAAATAATGTTGGTGGTTCAATATCTAGTGTTAATACTGTTGCAAATAACCTTACTTCTGTAAACGCATTTGGTAATCAGTATGTTATATCTGCTAATGCACCAAGTAGTCCTTCTGATGGTTTGCTTTGGTTTGATACATCTTCAGACACTATGAAAGTTTATAATGGTTCTAGTTTTCAGAACGCAGGATCATCTGTTAACGGCACAACAAATAGAGTAAACTATGTAGTTGGAACTAACTCTGGTTCTTACAATGGGTCTACAACAGTCTTTCCTGCAACTTATGACGCAGGTTTCTTGGATGTATTTTTAAATGGTGTTCGTTTAGACCCTGCTGATTTTACTGCAACAAACGGAACATCTGTTACATTAGGTAGTGCAGCAACTTCTGGTGATACACTTAGTGTTGTTGGATATGGTACTTTTGTTTTAGCAGATCATTACAGCAAAACCCAAGCCGATGCTCGATATGCGATACTTGGTGCTGACGTAGACTTTGGTTCTTATAAAATAAAATATAGCAATGTTTACTCTGCAATAAATGACCTTCCAAGCGCAAGCACGTATCATGGAATGTTTGCACACGTACACGCTACTGGTGCAGGTTATTTTGCACATGCAGGTAACTGGCTCAAATTAGTTAATGAAGATACTAGCGGCAATGTAGTCATCTCAGGCAACCTTACAGTCTCAGGCACTACAACAACTGTAAACAGTACAACGCTTGATGTTGCTGACAAGAACATAACGATAGCTAATGGTGCGGCTGATGCGGCTGCTGCTGACGGTGCTGGGCTTACAGTAGATGGGGCAAGCGCAACTATTCTTTACACAGCATCAGGTGACAAATGGGCGTTTAACAAACCTATAGCACTAGGCGGTTGGACAATCACAGAAACTGGTGGGTCACTCTACTTTGCAACTGGTGGTGTGAACAAAATGAAACTGGACGCAAGCGGTAACCTCGATGTCGTTGGCTCAGTCAATTCTAACGCAACGATTAGCTAATAGGAGTATCCGAAGATGGCTTTAAAAATTGGTGGAACAGAGGTTGTTGATAACAGCCGACAGCTAAAGAACATAGCGAGTGTAGATGCTACAACGGTGGCGGCACTTGGAACGGCTGGCGTTGGTGGAGGTGGGGGTAAATTTTCTGCTACTGCTGACGGTGCAATTGCAATAGGTAAACCAGTAGCATTACAATCAAATGGTACAGTTAAACAGGTTGTAGAATCAGTAACAGAGAACAATCCTATTAGTGCCCTTGGTACTAGTGGAATTTCTCCCTCTCCAGCTAATGCTGATTACGGTTATGGAGGACTTTATTATTTTCCCGATACTAGTCTAGGAAATAGTGCCGCTTGTGATGGGTCAGGTATCCATGTTTGGGGTACTGGTGCAGATGTTTATCTAACAACAAGTAATTTTACTTCATCTTCTAATGCTTTTGAGACTAGGCACGGAAATATATTTTTAGGTGATACTCACGATGGTTCTGGCATTGCTTCTGCATTTGATCCATCAACTGGTCGTTTGCTTGCAGTTTGGAGAGGAAACAATGGTTATCTAAGGAATGGCTTTATCCGTTTTTATGTAAACGGAAGTGGTCAGCTTGTGTATAATTTAGACAGTAACAATCAAACATCCAAACAAGTAAGAGCCAGTAGTGGAAGACCAATATCAGCAAGTTTCTCACCAACTGATGGTCATTTTCGTGTTGGTTATATTGATAACAATAGTGCTGTGAGAGTTATTACTTATGAAATAACTGGTAATGCAGGTTCATCTCCAACTCTAACTGAAAAAGGGTCTCCAATTATTCAGAGCAATCAAGGAAACTCCGAAGACCACTGGATGGCTCATGACAGCATCAACAACAGATTTATGGTAACTTACCAGAATGGCGCTGCAAGCGGTTATGGGACGTACCGTTATTTTTCTACTAGCACTTCTAACGGTGCTGTAACAAATCATGCTGGTGGTAATTTCTATAATGGTTATGTCTATTATACTCGTATTGAATTTAATCCTGAAGATAGCTGTTTTTTAACTGTTTTTTATTACAGTGGTAACATTGGAATGAAACAAATTGATGTTGCTTCTAACGGAACAGTAAGCGTTGTTGGTGGGGCATCAACAGTTTTCCAAGAAAATACTGCCCATCAAGGCCAAAGAATGGATTTAGCCTATGATGCTGATAGTAAAAAAATAGTATTTGTAAGGCGTTCAAGTGTAGACAGTACTAAATTAACAATAATGAAAATTAATACTAGCGGTTCGTCCATTTCTAAAGAAACCGAAACTGAATTATCTTCACTAAGCAGCACTTATGGCGTAAACAATATGACTGCTGTTGCTGCTATTGCAGAACACAAAAAGTTTGTAACGGCTCAAGCTCAGAGTAATGGTGCTTTTAGATATTTAACTTCAGCAATTGCATCGGCAACATCAAACAACACAAGTTGGATTGGTTTTGCAGAGAGTGCAATATCCGATACCGCTAGTGGTGACATACTTGTTATTGGTTCAACAGCAGAGAACCAAAGTGGACTTACAATAGGCTCAACTTATTACGTTCAAAAAGATGGAACGTTAGCAACAACAACTCAAAGTGCAATAAAAGCTGGTCGAGCTATTGCCGTTGACAAGCTTCTTATTACCGAAGGGAATACCGCATGACAAAAGCAAGAGACTTAGCAAACTTAATAAGCACAGGTAATCCTCTAGCAGACGGTGCGTTGGCAGCAAGTGAAGTGTCAGGACTACACGCAGTAGCTACAAGCGGTGCATATGCAAACCTAACTGGCACACCTACTCTCGCAACAGTGGCAACCTCTGGGGCATACGCTGATGTAACTGGCACACCTTCACTAGCAACTGTAGCTACAAGTGGTGCTTACTCAGACTTATCTGGTTCACCATCAGGTGACAGTTTGCTACCATCACAGTCTGGAAACACAGGTAAGTTTCTAACTTCCAATGGGTCGGCTGCAAGTTGGGCTGATG